GACATTGCGAGCCTCTATTTAGAGAATGATGGTATCGGACCATCTACCGTTTGCGAGGTACATTATCCCGTCGCATGTAGATACTATAGAACAGGAAACTGGAGAAAGCAACAACTATCTGCAACTAGCTACCATTTATTCGTGATTCGATACAACGCGAATGCTACCAGCCCGATCACAATCACATGCACGATAGCGAGGGCTAGCAGGTCTTTCCATAGTGGCGAGTCGAACTCGTTAGCCTCGCGCCATGAAATAGCATGTTGATGATGTTTCATAAGATGCTCCATACGAGTTTGATGAATACGACGAGAAAGGCAAGAACAAACAGGAATGACAGGACATTGCCGCAATCCCTGAGAAATTCCACATCACCCTCGCGGGAGAGTTCAAATTGCTCACGCCAATACTCTAACCATTCGTTCATGTCAGCCTCCTCAATGAGTTTTCAACCGCTATTACTAAATGTTAATCCCGGTGAATAACCCGGTCTAGTCAGCACCACACAACATTGTCATAGCTAACCCGGCGGATAAACCGGACTTTGTTCCATTGCTCATAACACCGCAAGAGCGGGGTGATATGGTGTGAGGCACGTGTGGGAGTTAGGTAGACTCCGAATTCGGCGTAGAACGTGGCCGCTACTCCTTATAACAAATCGAGTAGTGTGCCACATCGCAATAGCCAACTACCACGCTACCATTGCCGCCGGATTGCCCCGCGCCGCCACTACTCGCCGATGCGTTAGAGGCTCCTGATTTAGCTGCTTGTCCCGCTGCAGCCTGTCCACCAGCCGGGCCTAGCCCCGCACTACTATGATTGCCATGGGATGCTCCGACTACGGAGGCATGAGCAGTTGCGGCTGCGAGTAGTACGACGATTGCGATTAGTTGTTTCATTTTGATTCCCCGGCACGAGTTGCGATCAGTTTGACGAGCCTCATAAAATCCTGTGTGAGGTCATCACCTTTATGAATGCGGCAATGAAATAGCGTTTTGAGTTGTTCGTCCTGCGCCCACAAAAACCGGACGCCGATTCTAATAACGGCAACTCCGCATAAATCCTTAATGTAATTCGGTGCAACTATCAATGTATGTTCCACGTTCCCTCCGTTGGTCTCATCAGGGTACGCGTTACGTACCGACCGCACGAATGCGGTTTCGACCTTGCTACTCCCACTTCATTTCCGTCCCCGTGGCTTCCCACTTGGTAATAGTGATGGCATAGCCTTCCGCTTCAGGAAACTTTACTTTGAGGCAATCCCACACTCTCTTTGCCTCTTGGATGCATCCACAACTACGTGCTGCCGTAGCGAAGAGGTGGCGGCCATTGAGAGCTACATTCAACTCATAGTAATTTTGCATTTCAATCTCCTAGTTGTTTGTCATTCGCTAACCCATGACTAGATATTAGTCCACTCAGTCATCCATGTCAACACCTTTCTATCAACTATCTCAAACTATTTACATCACGCTACCATGCTACGTTGAGAACGAAACTGGCTCACGGGTAAAGGGAGCCGCTACCGACTACTAACACACAGCCTGATACATATAGGTAGTAGAAGTAGTGGGCACGTTAGAGAGCGAGCCATAGCATGCGTGACTAAACGCTAGCCCTACTCACCACTCGCCTCTCGTTAGCATAGCTCCCACACGTGCTCGCTCACCACTACTATATAGCATGGTGCGTGCGGTAGTACTGGTGGTCACGTCGATGCTACCAACCTAGCCAAACGTTGATAATTGGACGTTATGTCAAATTGGAAATTGGGGCGGGTGGAGGGGGAAAAGTTGGGCAGGGAGTGAAAATTTGCAAGGCACCATCCTATTTTTTCTGAAATTTTCTACTTTCTTCTCTTACTGGCTGTTCTACGCACCATGCTACTTAGCTGGTGGCCAGTTATTTTATTTTTTATTATTTTTCTACTTACCCGCGAGCCAGTTTCCGAGGAATTGTAGAGTGCTACATGCCCCTCTCCGACTGCAGATGAGTTTCTCACCGGGATTACTTTTTATTAATTTATGTTGATTATTCCCTGAAGCTGATCCGACCCTACCTGATTGGCTGGCTGACGGTAGCCGGCTTCGTACGCGGCGCGCGAATATGTTATCTTCACGTTAAATTAGCCACGGAGCAGCCACCATGAAACTTAAATACACGCACGAAGCCATGATTGACTTGATCTTGGCAGAGCCGACTGTCACGAATAAAGAGCTGGCAACCATCTTCGAGTACTCGGAGGCCTGGATCTCCCACATCCGTTGCAGCGACAGCTTCCAGTCTCGAATTGCGGAGCGGAAGTCCCTGCTAGTTGATCCAGCCATTCGCCGGTCAATTGAAGACCGCTTGGCCGGTGTCACGACCTCTGCGATCAACCGGCTCCAGGAAGTCCTCGATGGTCCTGATGCTTCGGCACAGTTCGCGCTGGATGCTCTTGGTGTGGCCACTACTGGTTTGAAGGGGTTGTAATGCAACTTACAGTTACCTTGCCAAAAGAATGCCAACGTGAAGGCTGTTCAAAGGATTTCTGTAATAGTACAGGTTTTGGATTGTCCTCTTGGGATTGTGAGCACCCCACAGTCAAGCTTATGAAGATTCCGGTTGAGTTCGTCTCAATTGACCCTCCTTTGAAGGGGTTGTAATGGATGACGATGCATTCCATGCCATTGCTCAGAGCATTGCTGACATGCTGGCTGTGCCAGAGAAGGTAGTGACCCTTGCCCCTTCAATCGGGCTAGCAAGAGCGAAACCAGAGGGGGGATTGCCGATGGCTCCTGGCGCAGCTCTTCGCTACTCCCCTGCCCTGTTCGTGGATCTCATCATCAACAACCCCGATTACAGCTCCAAACAACTCGGGGAGATCTTCGGTAAGCCCCAGTCATGGGTAGCTCAAGTCCTGGCATCGGCTAATTTCCAGTCTGCCCTTGACCCTCGACGGACTGAAGTCCTCAATCCCGAATACGCGATGACTCTTGAAGAGCGCTTCCGTGGGCTGACTATCCGATCCCTCAACATCCTTCAAGATAAAATGGAGGCTGGCAAGGCCCTCCCCGACATGACTGTGCTGAAGATAGCCGAACTCGGAATCAAGGCTCTTGGTATGGGGCAGAAGGCTGCGGAGAAAGCAGCTCCAGAGGAAGCTCCGAAGAACTCCAGTGAGATGGTGGCTGACCGGATCATGGCAGCTATGGCTAAGCGGAAGGAAGCGCAGCAAGGTGATGCTGTGGATGTCGTAGCTGTGGAAGTCCCGAATGGCTAATGCCCTCCAGACCTCACTGAAGAAAACAGTCCTCAATGCCGAATTGATTGAGGGCTTTGCTGTCACCTATCTCTATTCCGGTTTTGACGAAGCCAAGCCCACTCCGCAGTTTCATCGGGAAGGTTGGGAGTTGTACTCTGGCCCCTCCTTGCAAGCCTGTGTGATCGCCCCACGGGGCCATGCCAAATCCTCAGCCCTGACTCACGTATTCATCCTCGCCACGGTCCTATTCCGGGTTGAGTCCTACGTAATCCTCATCTCCACTAATGAAGAACTCGCCATTGAGCATTTGGGCGATATCTCACGGGAACTTACAGAAAATGAAGACCTCATTGCCGACTTCGGGATCAAGTCCTTTGTCACCAACAGCAAAACTGAAATCATCGTTGAATTCAATGATGGGCATCAGTTCCGTATACTTGCTCGGGGATCTGGACAGAAACTTCGAGGACGAAAGTGGCGAGGCATGCGTCCCGGACTTATCGTGTGTGACGACCTTGAGGATGATGAGCAGGTCGAGAATAAGGAACGCAGAGAAAAGTTTCGAAAGTGGTTCAACCGTGCTGCAATGCCGGCGCTGCGGAGAGGTGGCAAGATTCGGGTCCATGGAACCATCCTGCATGAGGATTCGCTTCTGGCTCGCTTCCATAAGCAGACCCGCGAAAAGAAATCCTGGGTAGTTCTCTTCTACAAGGCCCACAAGGCCTATGACGACTTCACCGAAATCCTCTGGCCGGAGCAGTTCACCTGCACTGACCTCCAGGCAATCCGTCAGCGCTACATCGATGACAACGACTCCTCTGGATACTCTCAAGAATACCTCAACGACCCTTACGACAACACTGATGGCTATCTCAAGAAAGAATACTTCCAGCAAATGGAAGATGATGATCTCGACGCTGACGTGCAGATCTGCGCTGGAGTTGACTTCGCTATCAGCAAGGCTGCCAAGGCCAATCGTAGTTCTTTTACTTTTGCTGGTCGTACTACTAACAACACTCTGAATTTCTTCCAGCAAGACAAAGGCCGCTGGGGGACTGATGAGATTATCGAAAAGATGATTGAGTACGAGAAGCAGATCCATCCTGATGTGTGGTTTGTAGAAGATGGGGTGATCTGGAAGGCGATTGAGCCGATTCTTCTGGCTGATATGCGAGCAGCCAACGTGTTCCTCAACATCGTCCCGCTCTCTTCTGTAAAGGACAAGGCAACCCGTGGCCGTTCCTGGCAGAAGCGCATGAAATCCCTAACGTGTAAATTCGATAAGCAAGCCGAATGGTATGCTGACTACGAGCACGAATGCCTGCGGTTCACTGGCTACTCCGACTCGATCCTTGATGACCAATTCGACAGCTCTGCTATCTTGTCTCGTGGATTCGACACCCTGCCGATGATGACTGAAGAAGACTTCATGTCGGAAGAAGAGATCGAATCCCTGCGCACTGACGCTCCGAATCATCACGGCCGCAACGCAACTACAGGATATTGAAAATTATGGCAGCCTACATCTCACAGCAGGATTCGGTCAGTGCGCCGCCAGAGCCGGAAATCAAAAAGAAGTTTGATCTGGATAAGATTCTAAACAGCCCGAATCTGGCTGAAGACCTCGACCCGGACCTGCGCAATGCCATCGGCAAGTGGGTTGTTGGTGGGTACGTGAAAGACATGTCCAGCCGCACTCAATGGGCCGAACGACATGCGGCAGCTATGAAGCTGGCTCTGCAGGTGAAGGAAGCAAAAACCTTTCCGTGGACCGGAGCTAGCAATGTGAAGTTTCCGCTGATTACTGTCGGGGCATTGCAATTCCTCGCTCGGATTTCCATTCTGACTAAGGGCAACCATCTGGCCAGCTTCCGCATTCAAGGAGCCGACCCAGAAGGGAAGAAAATCGCCAAGGCTAAACGGGTCAGCACCCACATCAACATGCAGCTAGTTGATGATGATCCGGGCTGGGCAGACATGGATGAGAGTTGCAAGTTTGCTGCTAGCCTGCTCGGGTCATCCTTTAAGAAGACCAGCTACGATGCTGTGTCGGGGATCAACTGCAGCGAATTCGTCCCTGCGCAGCATTTCATTGTGGATTACAACTGCAAGAATCTGGCTACGGCGTCTCGCTATACCCATGTGATCAGCATGGATGAGAATAAAATCACGGAACGAGTCAAGCGGAAGATCTTCATCAAGGAAGAGCAATCTGCCAACTCCAGCCCGGATCAGGTACTCACCAACCTGTTGGAGCGTGCTGCTGTTGAAGTGGCTGGCCTCTCACCGAATTCTGAAAGCGAGGATAAGAGAATACTGGAGCAGTACTGCTGGCTGGATCTGGATGGGGATGGGTATAAAGAGCCCTATGTGGTGTCGGTTCGTGAAGACACTGGCCATCTGTATCGGATCGTAGCTCGGTTCTATGATGATGGCAGTGTGCATCGCCGATTCGACGCCCGGCAGCGGCAATTCGAGAATCTAGCTAACCTAACCACTGACCCGAAGCAGAAGAGCTTGTTCGAGCAGCGGGCAATGGCTACCCGTAACGCCAAGGACAACTCAATTGTCCGCATCGACCCGGTGAATTTCTTCACCAAGTATACCTTCGTGCCTTCTCCAGATGGTGGATTCTACGGATTGGGGCTTGGCTCTCTGCTCGGTCCTGTCAACGAGGCCGTCTCTACCCTCATCAACCAGCTAATCGATGCTGGCACAATGCAGACTACAGCTGGCGGCTGGATGGCGCGCGGTGCTCGGATGAAGGCCGGGAAAACCAGCTTTGACCCGTTTGAATGGAAGCATGTGGATTCGACTGGGGACGATCTGAGAAAGTCCATCATGCCTCTGCCAGTGAACGCTCCGAGTGATGTGCTGTTTCAGTTGCTAGGGGTGCTGATTCAATATGGAGAGAAGATCAGCTCCGCTACCGATATTATGACTGGCGTTTCTCCGGGACAGAATACTCCTGCTACTACTTCCCAGGTGACTGTCGAGCAGGGCATGATGCTGTTCTCTGGCATTTACAACCGGATGTATCGTAGCTTCCGACATGAACTGACCATCCACTATCAACTCAATCGGACATTCTTCCAGCATTCGCCCCGCTATTGGGAACTCACTCAGGGACCTGATGCGATTCTGCAAGAGGATGACTACCAGCAGAGCAGCTTCCGGGTGTTCCCTTCAGCCGACCCGTCTGTCTTGAGCATGTCGCAGAAAAAGGAAAAGGCCAGCCAACTCGTGCAGGCCGCGCTCACCCCAATTGGAGCTCAGTGGGATAAGGCAGTGGTCTCTCGTAAGTGGCTGGAAGCTAACGAATGGGACGTCGAAGAGATCTTCCCTGATCCTGCAGGTCCACGTGCTATCAAACCGCCGGTTGATCCGAAGTCTGCCATTGCTCAGGCCAAGCTCCAGCAAGAGCAGCAGGAACATCATGACGACATGATGCTGAAGGTTGCCGAATTGAAGGGCAAGCTGCAACTCAACAATGCTGAAATCGAGAAGTTGAAAGCAGAAGCGGAGAAGCTGAGTGCACAAGCGGATTCGGAACCAGTGAAAACACAGATTGCTGCTATCGATGCACAGATCGGGGCCAGGAAATCACATAACGACACCATTTTGCAGGCTGCTGACATGATGCTCAAGGGCCACAAGACACGTAACGACATCGAGGGCGGTCATCACAAGATGCTGATGGACGTGCAGGATCGGATACTTGAGAAAGAGTCGGCTGCGCGGGAAAATCTGGCGGCAGATCAGGGCGGCGCAGGGCAAACTACTCCTTCCACAACTAACCCCTAATGGAGAATCAAATGGATAATCAGCACAAGCAAATCAAGGGCTATCGTGACCTTTCACAGCATGAGATCGATCTTATGAATCGAGTTAAGAACGAGGCCGCTGCGGTGGGAATTCTCTTTGATGGCCTGGAAGGAGCTGAAGGGATTGACCAACGTTGGCTTGCTATTGCCAAAACGGACCTTCAAAAAGGCTTTATGGCTCTGGTTCGTAGCATTGCACAACCTACTTCTTTCTAGGAGCCTGCTCCGTGCAACTCCCCCAAGACTACGGCCCAGAGGATTTCCTGGGCTGGTTTCACAACCCAATCACCGAGAGTTTTCTGCATAGCCTACGAGAGGACAAGCAGGAGATAATGGAAGCGTGGGCGAGGCGTGCCTACACAGGTGAAAACGAGGGGCAGACTCTGCAGCTGAACGCTGTGGGGCTTGCTCAGATCAAGACTATTAACGAGTTGCTGCAGAATCTGGAAGATAGTGCTGAGTCGGCACGTGGTCAGATCGCAGAAAAGAATAGGAGTAAGTGATGGATGAGGGGACAGTTAGACTCCGAGAGCAGGCTCTTAAGATCGCAGAGAAGAATGGGCTTATTCGGGGGGTGGATGGGGTAACTGGAAAGCTTGTAGACGGTGTTAATAACATCTACCCTTTTGTCGCCTGGACAAGTGCCGGAATCAAACCGGAAGGGCAGCCAGCTAAGTGTTGTGACACCCCAGAAGAAGCTCTGCTTGCCTATCTTCATGATTTTGATTCCAGAACTTCTCAATTGAATGAAGGTACTCATATCTATTGGAGAGAGTTGCCTTCGCTGGAACATGAGATTGATTTCGATAAGTGGTATGTTTATTCCCGCTATCTTATTGGCCCTGCAGGACTGATGAATGTGGATGATTCCAAAATTTGGGAACTGAAAAATATGCCGAAGACAGACTACCTCCAACCTGGCTGGCGTTCTGAGAACAAAGGCCCCAATCCAGCCAATAACTCCGGATTCCGCGCCACAGGACATCGCATCCTGCTCATCACAGAGGAAGTGGAAGAAGTAACTTCCGGTGGGATTGTGCTGGTAGCGAAGACAGTTGTGGCTGAAGCCAACCGCGCACAGGTTTGTACTGTCCTGGAGATTGGTCCGGATGCGTGGGCAGATAAATCAACAGACTACTGTGAGCTTGGGGATCGGGTGCTCATCGGACAGTACGTGGGCAAGATGCATGAATCTCCGGTGGATGGAAAGACCTATCGGTTTGTAAGTGATCTGGACATCATCAGCCCGTTGCCCCCGAAGGAAGCCAAATGAGAACTCTCTTTATAGGGGTACTGCTGGCTGCTTTTGTTAGCTGGCTGTTCAGTAACCAACTTGTTGTTGTTTTCTTTGTCTGCCTAGCCGGGGCATGTGCCCCAACCTTCTATGGCATTGCTCTTGCTGAAGCTAATCGGCCCGGACGATGAGCACTCAAGTCAACTTTGCTGTCCATATTTTCGACATGGAGCTGGAGATGGTACCGGAACTGGAAGATGAACTGCGAGAAGCCCTCTCCAAGGCAATCCAGCAAGTCCTTTCCACCCGCGACACCTCCGGTTATTCCCTAACTGTCCGTGGTCCGGAGATTGTCAGTTTGTTTAATTAGTTTTCAACCGTTATTACTATTTAGTAATCCCGGTAAATAACCGTAGTTCCCTAACTGGAGTTCCCATGAAACAACCTATTTCCTTTTCAGATGCTTTAGCCGCCCTCAAGGCAGGTGAACGTGTTCACAGGGCTGGATGGAATGGTAAAGGAATGTTTGTTTATCTGGTCCCTGCGGCCTCCTACCCAGTGCAGACTGGTGCCGCGAAAATTCATTTTGGAGAAGGTTCTTTAGTCCCTTACAATGCGTATCTTGCAATCAAAAATGCAAACGAAACCGTCAGTACTTGGGTTCCCAGCGTTAATGATTGCCTGTCCGAAGACTGGTTTGTCCTGTAATTTTATAAATTCGTAGTTCCATAACTGGAGTTATAGCAATGCCAATTTTGATGCAGCGATTACTGAACCGAGTGTTCCTCCAAGAGCAATCAGGTGAAGGTGGGGAGGGTGGCGGGGGCCATGATGAAAACATCCAACGGGAGCAGGAACTCGAAGCCTCTCGTCGGGGCTGGATACCCAAGCACAAGTACACCGGCGAGGAAGGCAAGTGGAAGGATGCAGCTACCTTCCTGGCTGATGGGGCCAAGTACAATCGCAATCTGCAGAGTGAGTTGGCAGCGGTAAAGAAGCAGCTGTCTGAGTTCCAAGGCACTGCTAAGGAATTCGCAGCCTTTCAGCAGCGACAGATCGAAGCACGCGACTCCCAAATTGGTGAGTTGGTACGTGATCTCAAGCGCCAGCAACGTGAAGCCATTCGTGACGGCAATGACGACATGGCGGATTCGATCGAGGACCGGCTCGACATCCTGAATGACGAGCGCGCGAACGTCAAACAGCAGATTGAGAAGCAAAAGCAGACTCCTGCCCCCACCGATCGCCCTCCTGTCATCGATGAGAATGGCAACACCTCCGATCCTGTCGTACGTGCGTGGATCGACAACGGCAATCAGTGGTTCAATGAGAGCAAGCCGATGCGTGACTATTGCTTTGCACTTGCCAACGAAGCCATCGCAGCAGGTGAAACGAAGCGTGGTCTTCCCTTCCTGAACCTGATGCGGGAGAAGATGGAAGAAGCCTTCCCGATGAAGTTCAAGAAAGCTGGCGATCCGACCGCTCGTGGCAGCATGACCGAAGCTGGGGGTGGGGGCAGCGGGGATGGTCGTAGCCATTCGGTGAATGACCTGCCTGAAGCAGATCGTGAGTTGATGAAAACTGGCATTCGGCAAGGTTGGACCTCCGAAGCGACCTTCCTGAAGAATTACTTCTCGGATGAGCCTCATATCCATCGCACTGCTCCGAAGAAGAAGTAACTTTTTCTTCCCAGCATTTCCCCTTTCCCTAACTCGGAAGCATAATCATGCCTACAGAACAAAAGACAGCAGCCGGTTCATTTCAACGTGCCCCGGATGCCGATTCCAACCGGTTACTCTCTGCTCGTCGCCAAGGACGTGCCCTTCGAGAAGCACGCGAAGATGGTACAGCTCCACGCGAACGAGAAAATGATTTAGGGGGGCTCTCCCTCCAGCTCGACGTCCACGGCGAGATCCCAGACCATAAGCTTTCCTGGGTTAACGACGAGAACGGTGCAATCGAAGGCAAGCTGCAACAGGGCTTTGACTTCGTCACCCAGGACGAGTTATATGCAAAACAGGCCAAGATTGTTCCTGATGAAGAGATTAGCAACGTGATCTCGCGATTCGTTAAGGGCACTCGTTCGGATGGCCAAGCGCTCCGCGCATACTTATTGAAGTGCCCCAACGACGTTTGGGCTGAAATCGAATCGCGCCGGTATCGGGCTGCAGACAAATGGGACGCGGACATCCGTAGGCAAGCAGAATCCCCGGAGCAAGGTTCCGGCATGCGCAGCCTTCGTAATATGCGAACCGAAATCGACACTGGCTACAAGAAGGAATACCAGCTAGGAGAAGGCGCAAAGCAACGCGGCAACTCTGGCGAGTAATCTGCAACTTGGGGCTGGGTCGGCCCCTCTCAACAAACCCTTATCTTAGGGAGACCCACAATGGCAAACTTTGTCCAGCCCCGTGGCTTCGTTCCCGCTCGCTATATGAATGGCGCAGCGTGGAGCGGAGGCGCGAATATGTATTACATCCCCTCGACGGATACCAACCAGTACAATCCTGGTGATGTGGTGCTGACTGCAGCAGTCGGCGCAGACGCGAACGGTATCCCAGCAGTCACGAAGAACACCACCGGTACTGGTGTGGTGCGCGGTGTGGTGATCGGTTGCCTGTTGGCAGTTCCGAACCAAGTCTCCCTCGTGGGTACGAATCTGGACCTCACGGTGCAGAACATCCCTGCGACGAAGACCCGCAACTACTATGTGCTGGTAGTGGACGACCCCAAGGTGATCTTTCAGATCCAGGACGACGGTATCACTACCGCCAACTTGGTAGCTGCGAGTGTTGGCCTCAACGCCAGCTTCACCGTGACCAACCCGACTGCCCCCGCGCAGAACTCGGCTACGGTTCTGCTCTCGTCCTCGTTTGCAGTGACTGCCGGCCTGACCGTCAAGCTCTTCGGCCTGTCCCAGATTCCGAACAACGCGTTCGGTGCTAATGCAACCTGGGATGTTATTTTCAACCAACACGAATTCCAGGGCAATACCGCCGGGGTTTAATAATTTGGGCTTCGGCCCTTAGAGGAGAATTACCATGCCAGGTATTGTCAATACAGGCTCCTACCCCAAGGGACTATGGGAAGGGGTTAAGAGCTGGTGGGATTCGGCAGCTCCGGGTGCACCCGAGTTTGCCCCCATGATGTTCAAAAAGTACGATTCGGAGAAGAACTACGAAGAGTACGTTCAGTCGGTTGGTCTGGGGCTGGCAGTGTTCAAGCCGGAAGCACAACCGATCAGCTACGACACGATGCAACAGGGTTTCATCACCCGTGGCACCAACGTGGCATATGGCCTGGGGATTATCGTCACCCACGAAGAGCTGAAGGATAACCTCTACGTGAAGCTGACCCAGGGTCGTGTTGAACGCCTCCGTCGCGCCTTCCGTGAAACGAAGAACATCAACGCGACGAACGTTTTCAACCGGGCCTTCAACGCCACGTATGCCGGCGGTGATGGGGTCAGCTTGCTCAACACGGTTCACCCGAACTTTTCTTCAGGCACGTGGCAGAACAAGATGGCGATCGACGCGGCGCTGTCCCAGGCCGCTGTCGAGGACATGTTGATCCTGATGATGCAAGCCAAGGACGATCGCGGCTACATCGAACCGTTGACGGGGGACAAGCTGATCGTCCATCCGAACAACATCATGAATGCTGACCGGATTTTGAAGACGGGGAAGGCCGTTGGTAATAACAACAACGACATCAACCCAATTGAGACGGAAGGTTATCTGATGGGTGGTCGCGTTAGCAACCCCTACCTCACGGCGGCCGATCCCTGGTTCATTACCACCGGTATTCAAGATGGTATGATCTGGCAAGAGCGCGAACCATTGGAAATCTGGGAAGACAATGACGCCGATACACGCAACTACAAAGTTGGCGCTTACGAACGCTACACGTTCTTGTGGGCCAACCCGCGCGGCTTGTACGGTTCCAACGCGGCGTAATTGATCAGTGAGTAATTGACCGTTATTACTATTTAGTAATCCCGGTTGAAAACGTCCTCACAAGAGGCGAGTTATAGAAGGGTGATAATGTACACTCTTTTTAACTCGCCTTTTCTTCATCTAATTCAGGAGCAACAAAATGCCAGCCAAGCTTTCCCGGACCAGCCGTAGCCCTTACGGTATCACCAATGCAGCTCCCCGCCAGACGATGGGCAATTCGGGCGTACCTGATCCAACCTGGGCACGGATGATTGCACTCGAATATATCAACAACAACGATCTGACCGCTCTTACAGCCAACGGTTCGGCAGCTATGGCTACCGCAGCTGGTGTAGGGGGCTCTGCAACTCTCACCACGGGAGCCGCAGCCAACACTCTCGGAGCTGAAGCAACCGCACAGGCAGTCTTCCAAGTTCCGACTGTCGCGAACAACCTCGGCCGGATGTTCTTCAAGTGGCAAGGGCAAATCGACTCCCTCTTGGGCACTTTGCAGGTCGGTTTCGTAGCCTCTGCAG